CGAGGTATTACCGACCCCCTTAAACGTAATTTTGTCTACATCCGTGAAGACCAATTGCCCGTTGGTAGACATATCTATTATGTGTCGAGAGTATTTTCTTGCAAAATGGGACTCGGTCCACTTTGGAGGAAATTTTTAGTTGGATAAATATTTTACCGAAAATGCATTATAATTCTCCCTATTAAATACACTGTTGTTCGTCAACCTTACATCTATATATTCTCCCGCTGTGAAATAATAGAAAAATTGAATAGCTGCGGCGGCTCTATATGTGTTACCCGAACCATCCCAAAGTCTCATAACACCTTTTGGCCAACCCCCTGACCCGGGCGCAATACCATTTCTGTATATTTTTGCATGAAAATCCGTCGCGTTGGCTGTTCCACCCCTGAAAAATACTTCATAGTATCCACTTATCGGAAATGTACATCTTCCATTCGATGTATCATATGCACCTCCCTTGTTTACCGTCGTATTATTGAATACGATAACCGTGCCTGTAGTAGAACCAGTATAAGTCTCGAGTTCGGAGTAGTCAGAATACGCCGTAAAAAATACCGGACATCCATAATACGCATCTCCCCGTACGTCTAAGGCCCCCCTCGGCTCCGACGTCCCAATTCCCAGACGCCCCGCCTTGAGGGTCATAGACAAGTCCCCGTGTCCAAAGTCCTCTTTCTGATAGGCATACAACTGGTAGATCTCGTCGGAGGTCAGGGCTCGGTTGAAGAGGCGGAAATTGGCGATTTTACCATGCATCGGGTTATTACCCGATTGACTACCGGACCTCGCTCCGATATTGAAAATGGAATCAGCGGCTATACTTAAAGCAATTGAATTAGCAATTGGTCTACCCTGGTCGATGCCGTTTATGAAATATTTTATTGTAGTTCCTATACGGGTACAAACTATATGATGCCATTTATTTATTCCAAACGTGTCACGGAAATTGGACATACGAATTTCGATACCACCAAACACGAAAAAATCCAGACTTCCACTAGGATTTATACCCAAAGCAACTGCTGGACTTGGGTTGGCTGAGGAAGGATTTCCAATGCACCACACGGTATTATTTGTTGTACCATTCGTTTCAAACACCCATGTACTCACGGTAAAATCAAAATCTCCGGTATTCGTCAGGGTCCCACTGATATAATCCCCTGAACCATCAAACGTGAAAGCTCCATCCGAGACTGTTGTATTTCCAGCCACAGTCCCATTAACAGCAGTTCCCACGGGCTTCAGATCGTTCACTTCGGTGGAGTCATCTGCCAACCCCTTCGCATCATAGTAGACCTCCAACCAATCCGTGTTAGGAACGTTGGCCACAGACTTTACGGTCACATCAGTTCCGTGCGCCTCGGGGTCGTATTCGGGGGTGCCATAGTATTCGAGTTCTCGTATTGATATACCATAAAGATTCGGTGTTGCTACATCATGTCTTTTTGTTACCACGAGATTGAAAAATTTGTAATAATCAATCGCATCTACATTAACTGTTACACCGGCAGCCGAATTCTGTGCCGCGGCTACACCGGTAAATAAACCTAATCTGGTCCACACATCCCCTGATTGTTTTTTCGCGTATATGATAAACTCATCTACAGTATTCCCAGTTGAAGAATAACTTTGTGATGTCATTCTCACACTTTGTAATTTGATAGCTTCCGGGAGTTCTAACCCAATCCATTCACCCTCTTCTGTTTCATTAGCTAATCGCGTGGTTCCACTATATAAACCAGGTCGCGTCGTACCATTATATGCAACCGCGGCACCTTCAGTCGAATACCACCCTATAACGTCACCGGTGTGATCAAAAGCCTCCCACGCTTTATAACTAGAATGTTGATTTGAAACCGTAACTTTGTAGCCATTTTCATATGCGTTATCTGAAGCACTCGTCATAGCCACCCTCGGATACTTAATAAGCTTTTTCGACCGACTAAACTCCGTGACGACGTTGGAATTAAGCTGAATCGAAGCGACGTTCGCGTCGTGGTCGCATTCGATATGTAAATTAGACGTATGGCTCGAGTTCCCGGCCCCTATTTCTATGCTCATACTCTGCGTGTCGACGATGATATTCGAGGTCGCCCCGCGGTAGATGGCTTGGTTCATCCCCTGATAATCGAGTATACCGTTCTCGGCCATTTCTATTATGAAGGGAGGTTTTTTTAAATGAAAAAAAGTCCAGATTAACCGCTATATTGCAGACCTGCACCGCCCACTTGGTACTTAAACCTGAAATATTCCTGTAAGAACTTTACCTGAGCCTGGCTTATGATACCTCTATTACGTTTAAAAACAATCATTTCCGCATAGAACATATCACCTACATTATGACGATCATGTGAATGCCTATTACCCCAACATATCGCATCTGCTACATTAGGACCTGGATCGTTAGTAACATTCGCTAAATTAGTCGTTAACGTACCTCTCGTGAGTGTCGCTATACTTATATGATTATTAATACCTCTAGCTTGCGTGGCACCTCCCCGGGCAGAAGGGAAAGCATTATTCGCTTTCGTCATCACGCAATGCACAGCACGCGTCGCGTCGGTTGCACCCGTTCCTAATATCCCGCCCGCCGTTCTAGTATTACCATCATCATAACCGTATTGATTCGCGTTCGTCATTATCAGTTCATAGCCATCTAAAGGAACCCCCCACGAGTCCCATGCAACGGCACTACGATTAGCACTTGTGAAAGAATCGTGATAGTAGTCTCTATTTATTTCACTCGGAGATGTACACGCGACGTGAAATGTAGATGTTAAGTCCCCTATTCCCGGACCTCCAAAATCATCTTTATCTCTACTGACCATACGACTATTGATGTTATTCCCGGACCAAAATCTTCGACCGTTTATGTATTTGGTATAACAATTTGTCGCTGTTAAATAATTATCTACCCAATTTCCACTTTTATTATGAACATAGCTAATTCCGTCACCCTCATTAAGACCCCCTTCGAGGTAATCCGTGTCGTTCATATCCCACCAATAATCGGGGTTCCAACTACGTATGGTATCCTCCATGTATTCAAGATTACGTATCATACCGGAATAATACAAGTCTCCGCGCACGTCAAGTTTGTGTGTTAAGGTTAATGCACCGTCGTTGAGTGTGGATTGACCCTGTTCTCGTGTACCAAAAATGTTCCACTGATCGATTCCCGAATGATTTCCGGAGGATGAACCCATCTGCTCTATGACGAGTCGAAAATATTTAAAATATTGTGTAGGTGCAGTCCCGGGTGTATATGTTATAAAATCATTACCGCCTGTTCTCGTCTTATTTGAAAAATCGTCTAGAGCCGTCCACACACCCGTCAAATCGTTACTTCCCGCAATACACCCCGTATGTGGGTGTCGACCTATGTGATGATAGGGTCCCTGAATAGCCGAATAACTATATTTAATCTTATAAGGAAATTCGATTTGAAGCCAGTGACCATATCTATTCGTGCCCCCGACATTTGTAGTTGTTATAGCCGTGCTCGTTCCACCGTTCCAAGCACCGGCCGTTGTGTAATTTCCCGGATCATTTTCTGACCAATGCAGGTAATTCGTAGAACTCGTCGCCGTCATATTATTAAAAGCATTAAACGCTGTAGTATTGGGATATGTAGAACTCGCACTCGTTTTAAAATACCCATGATCCACGACATAGTAATTATAACTAGATAATGGAGCCGGTGGAAACTGTTCCACGGCGTTTGTTTCATCTAAGAAATTAACAGAACCAATAAATTTCCCACCCACCTCCACATTCCCTGAAGCGACAATACTCGTCGTAGGATTCGTAAACTCTACTGTATGCGTGGTCACGTTCCCCATATCGGTCACGGCTTGTAAGTTATGACGGGCCGCCACGTTGACGACACCCATGGTCATCACACCCCCGATCGCGAGATTCGATGAAACGTAGGCGTTTCCAGTGATGTATAAATTTGAGCTGGGATCATTTGACCCGGTAACCCCGATTCCTAGACTGGTCGTTCGCGTATCGAATACGATATTCGACGTGTCGCCACGGAAAAGGACCCGTTTCGTGCCCTGATACTCAAGTATTCCGTCCGTGGACATATCTATTATTGGGGGAGGTTAAAATTTTTGAGAAAAAATTGAACGGTTCTTGCAAAGTGGGTCACACTTTGGAGGAAAGGTCAACTGCTTAGGCAGTTGGAATAGGCGGCCAAACGGGGTTCGTCGGATCTTCGGTTGTGGGGGGAAGATCGCGAAGGGCTTGGCGGTAATCCAGCCACTCTTGTTTCTTTTCGAGGGTGGCGTGAGGATAGTCTGGTGCTACGTAAGCATCACTCCCTTTTAACTTTTCATCACGTCGTTTACGAAGTATTAAGAAGGCTCGTTTATTAGTATAAACCGTTTCAAATTCTTCTCTATTTGGTTTTTCTGTATCTTCAATTTCAATATCGTCATAAGAAAACCCAGTAAACGATATTTTTATTGCACCGGTTTCGTGGTGTAAAGGTGATAATGTCTCTACCGTTTCCCACAAAAGTTCGTGCAATTCAAAATTAGACAATTGCATACTTTATTTTAGTATTTTATTTTATCCATATATACGAATTGTATCCAGTTTTCGTCGGCCAATACCTTTTTTCAGCAGCATTATCAACATCCCGTGCATAAGCTTCAGTTATAGGTAAATTAAATGTTCCATTTGCGGTCGGATTTTCTACGAAATACGCCACAGATTGATCCCATACATTATTATCATTGTGATCTGTTGGATCTAAACCAAGGGATAATGCACCCTGTGCGTTCCATCCATAAAAACTCATTGAGGTATTCGGTGGAAGATTTATGGCGGCGGCAGTCGTACCCCCCGTTCCCGTGGTGGCTGTGAAACCGCCCATAGTTCGCATACCCATATACGCCGTGCTATACGTCCAACCCACGGATCCTTTGCCCCAAGATTCAAGTGTTTGTCGCACTTGTGTAGCATTTGCCGTCATCGCCTTTATGAGGTCTGTATCTTGTACGAATGTGAATAATCCAGACCACCCACTAGTTGAACCCGCTAACGGACTAGCCTCCGTGTATCTATCATTCGCGTATTCTACACGCATCCAACCACCAGTTCCTATACCGCTCACAGTTCCATCTAAATCACAATAAATTTGGGTCGGAGTGACATATCCTTCGGGCCGTATCCAATAAAATCCACTGTTACGCATGTTATTATTGAGTAAATGCACTGCGCTAGGTGCTGCTTTTTCCGGAGATGACCCGTCTAATAAGAATTGTAAACGCATACCGTTGACGAGAATATCTCCACGAATATCCAATACAGCCCTCGGTTCAGTTGTTCCCACCCCTAATCGCCCATTTTTAAACGTAATAACATTTGGTTCTTTGTTGAACAATTCTTTTTGATACGCGTATAATTGCCATATTTCATCTTCCGAAATAGGTCTATTGTATAATCGGAAATTTGCGATCGAACCATGAAATTCATTTGCTGCATTATTTCTACGTCCCAATTGTAATTGTGCACTCGCGGGTAAGTTTAAAGGTTTTCCATACGTTCCACCACCGGATGTAGTATATATGGGTGCGTATTGACCGTCTATGAAAGCAAGTCTCTGTTCACCATCGTACGTTACTACGAGATGATACCATTTTTTTACAGATGGAATTTCATTATTAGGAAACGAAATTTGTACATCATTATCCCAGAAATAATAAAGTAATTGGTACCCACTTTCGAAAGTAGTATTAAATCTTACACCCAATGCTTGATGACTTGTTCCCTCACCACCGGATGCAGATATACTAAATAGTGCATCGTCTCCAGTGTTACCAGTATTTATAAATTTATCCATCCTGAACCATATACTAGCAGAATGCGCTTGATTACCCACGAACGTAGAAGGTAAAGTGGCTATAAACGTATCCGTTCTCGTATCGTCGCCACCAAATTTCCATGCTTTATAATCACTATCAAAAGTTATGGTACTTCCACTGTTTGAGATTGTGGCATTTTGTGCGGTCACACCCGTCTTATTAGTTATAGTATTCTCTACAGAACTATAATCCTGTCCATCATAATATACAACTAACCAATCGGTATTAGGAATGTTATTCACAGATCTCATGATTATATCGGTTCCATAAACTTCCGGATCGTATTCCGGTACACCGTATAATTCCCATGAATATAGAGATGCTGCATGGTGTCCGTTTGTCTTGTTTATGATCATCGCGTATTTAGAAAAAAATAGGTCATTGTCTGTGTAATACATAGGAGAATATGTAGCTTCACCTTTACTGTCGCGTCTGTATGTTAAAGTGGAATTGGCCCCCCACGCGGAATCTTGTGTGATCGTATCATCTGAAAATTCCCAAGCGACATCTCTAGGTGTTTTATAAATAAATCTACCCACATATTTCCAGCTAGTAGTGGTCGTATCATATCCGTAAATTATACCTTCGTATGGTGTGTGCAAAGTTGGACCGGAGAATCTGAATGTTTTCAATGACATTTTTTCGGGTAATTCTAAGGCTATCCAATCACCCGGTTCGGAACCCGTGAATAAATATTCAGAAGCAGAACCTGTAGGACTCGAGGGATTACCAGTTTTATTAGTATAATTGTCGGTGTATCTATTATCATCCGTCCTCCATCTATTGTCGTAGTTAAAGTCGGTGCTATTATTATCAAAAGTCTTCCAATCATATTGGCTATAGGTCGAGTTTTCACTAGTAGATGTTACCGTATAACCCTGGTCAATATCACCCGTCAAAGCCACCCTCGGATACTTAATAAGCTTTTTGGATCGGGGAAACTCTACAACAACATTCGAATTTAAATTAATAAACGCTGTATTATCCGTATTCGTGGTGAGATCAACGTTGGATTCAATCGTTGTTATACCTGTGAGTAAACTTCCATCTCCTATGAATTTAGAGGCTTCTACGTTCCCACTGGCCGTCAAATTAGAAGAAACGTAGACGTTCCCCGCCACGTGTAAATTCGCGTGGGGGGCACTCACCCCAATTCCCACGTTACCAGCACCCGTGATACGCATTTTCTCGGCACCCACGTCTCCGTCGTTGACCGTAAACCTAATATGCCCAGATGGACCGGGTGTGTTTATAGACGTCAGACCGGTCGCTGTTTGTTTAAGTGCGTATGTGGCCGGTGCATTTTGTGAAATGTGTGCAAAACGTCCATCATTACCCACCGCCACTTTTCCGAAATAAGAGGTCGTATTCGTATCATATCCCGCGGTGACGTTCCCCGTAGCGACAATATTACTCGAGGCGACGAGGGATGTGATCGCATTTGAAAATTGTACCGTATTCGAAGTGACGTTCCCTAGGTTGGTAACCGCTTGGAGCGAGTGTGAAGAAGCAGCGGAAATTGTGTTTATACTCAAAGTACCACCCACGGAGAGGTTATTTTGGGTGATCACATTACCTAGGACATTTACGGTAAGTTCTTTCGTGAGATCATTCGTAACCGTCACAGTATCGAGTGGATCGGCTGTATACCCGAACGTGAGTTGATCTGCGAATCCACTCCCCGTTCCATGGTGAATGATCGCGATGTTTCCGTTAGCGTTGGATGGATCGTTTTGTATGATGATACCCTTATCAGTCGTCGATGACGCATTATTATTGGCGATACCTATGATCGCATCTTTTATTAATTTTGTTTCGGATTCAACGATAAACTTTTTACCACGCATAAAGATATTTCCCGACACGTCGAGGTTAGATGTTATCACAGTCGTATCGCCCGTCATGGTAATAAACGAATCCTTTAAGAATTTATCGGATGCGATGTATGGAACGGTTCCCGCGGTTAAACCAACAACTTTAATGTCACCCCCGACCTCTATATTCGCCGTGGTCACGAGACCCGTCGTCACATTCGAAAATTGTACGACGTTTGTGGTGACGTTTCCATTATCCGTAACACCTTGAAGATCCGTCACGATACCGGATAGTTTACTTCCGTCACCTTCGAAATAGGATGCGACAACATTTCCATTAACCGTTAAAACGTTTGCATCCGTATCCCTGACGTATAGGTTTCCTCCAACCTGTAAAGTATTACTCGTGAGTGTATGGACATTACCTATTCCAACGTTACTCGCTATGTACACGTCATTATTTGCCCCGTCGGACCATTGACTCAGAGTTCCACTGATCGCACTCGAAGGAATACTAGTCAAACCCGCGCCGCTTCCAATAAACTCAAGCGCGTGGATGTTCCCTGTAGCTACGATACCTGTCGTCGCATTTGTAATTTCAATCGTATTCGAGGAAACGTTTCCCTTTCGTGTGACGTTTTCGAGGTTAAGAACAGTCGCATCTGCCTCGAGTTCGCTCGTGACGTAAATGTTACCACCTGTTATGAGTAAATTTTCTGCCTCAAGATTCGACGTTCTGAGCGTCGCGTTCGTGATGTCGAGAAACCCAGTTGGTGAGTTAATCGGCATTTCGTCTACTATGTGTTGAGGTTTTTTATTAAGTATTAAGGTGCGCTCGTATCAACGTCCTCTTCCACTGGAATTTGGTACGTTAGAATAAGCGTTTCCTTCGTGGGATTTGTGGGCATCGTTCCCGCTTCTAGGTGGCGCTCAAGTTCTTTTTTATACATTTCTTCACCCGAAATCCTGCTTCTATTATCAATAGCGTTATCGATCCACCCTTTAGGATCAACGGAAACTGCTTGCATACATTTTGTAGTCACATCAGACATATTAATCGTGTAGACAGAAGTTCCATCTTCGTTGACTGTAAAAGTGCTCGTGTATGTATTAAAACTCATATACTTATACATGTTATATTTTTTTAAGCTAATAGATGTCCACCGAAATAAGCTACACCCGTACTATTATAATGTGCGT